CCTGCTAGACCAGCAAGTTTTTGATATGGTGAATTTCCAGAAAGATCAAATGCTTTCTCTAATTGGTTTTCTTCTCTTCTCGCTAATGCTCTATTAGCAAGTCTATCTGCTCTAGACTGCGCTTCTTTAGCAATCTGGATATTCTCCTCAGTTTGCTCTTCAGTTGCACGAACTAACTGGGTAGTGACAATAGTTAAATTGTCAATTGCTTCTACAACATCAGCAGAACCATCACCAATTTCGTCTTGAATTACACTAAGACTCTTAACGAACATTGCGTCGCCAGGAAGGTCACGCTCAACACCAAGATTTTGATAGTCAACGTTTACAATAGCATCACTAACAAATCCTTCTGGTTTTAGTGGTTTACCAGAAAAACCCATGCTTCTGGCAAGTGGACCACCACGAACTTCAGCAGCAGTTGCCATTGCAGATGGCAAAGTTCTCTGCAGAGAAGAACCCGCTAATGCTTTACGTAAAGGTGGAGCACTTCTAGGAGTTTGTATTGATATATCAGCTTCTGTTACTGGTCCACCATCATCAAAAGGGTCAGGATCAGGACCCTTTACAAGTGCTCCACCTTTATCTTCTGCCTTTTTTTCTCTCTTCTCTCTACCATCCAAATACTTTTTAATGGCTTTATAAATTTTGTCGAGATAATCTACCTCTCCTCTAGGATCTTGATATGATAGAAACCCGTGTGCCATTACCTTTTAGCTGCTTCTTGTGCTTGTTTGACTTGTTCTAAGTATTGCATTAAGAGAGTAGTGTAAACCTGTCTCTCCCATGGCATCATATTTTCAATTTCACTCAAACTATATTTATGGTGCTGCATCAAGGCGAAGTTAGTTTTATAGTACCCTTCCATAGTGTTATGGAAGAGCGCTATCCGAAAAAATTGCCTAACCCCGTAATAACGAATTCAGAAACTTCACCAGTATTTGGATTTGTCACCGAAAACTCATGTTTTAGTCTAGGTGTAGATTCAAAGAATAACTGCACTTTCTCAAATTGAGAATTAGTCAAACTTTCAATAAATTGTACAAATTCCTTCTTTGAAGTAGTAGAACTGTCGTAAACGTCCTCTCCATCAAAAATTTGATCTACGCATGAAGCAATAATCTCAACAACTCCCTCTGTAGTTGGAGTTTGACCCATAACAGAACCAGTGATAAATTCATGCCATGCTGGATACTTCATAATAACACCCATTTCGTCAGATAGCATAATTTTGTTACTATGACCTTCTGGTTTAGTAACTTTAACTTCTGACAAATTCATAGCATAGTTAACTTGCGTAGTATTGTCATCTTTGCAAGTTACCTTCATTTCAACAATTTCGCCAACTGACACAGCACGAATTTGAAGGAAAATATACTCCAAATCGAAAATTGCTAAATCTTCAATTTTTACGCGAGATTGAATACAACTCTTCAGTAGTTGCTTTACAGCACTTTCAATCTGTTTCTCGTCATTTGTGTCTAGTGCTAACAATAGCACTTTTTCTTCTTTTACGACAAATGGACGATATTTGATTTTTTTGCCATTAGACGGAATTTCCAACTCATAGGTTGGAAGCACAACTTGTGGTAATGCCATTATGTTTAGACCAGATCATATGTATATTTAGCGCGACTTTTAGAACCAAAAATTAGCGGAAAAAATTTTCCCACTTTCATGGAATCGAAAAGTCAATTTTGCTAGGCGATATTACCTGCCGAAGGTATATCGTTCGCTCCTATTCCAAGTTCAGTTCCATCTCCTGCTACAACTGTTCTATATCCACCAATAAAACCATTGTCCATTACAGTGACATCATCCTTTACGCTTGAAGTATCAAATACTTGAGTGTAGTGTCTTTGATACTTAAATTGCACAGTAAGTTTAGTGACTTGTGCAGTACCAAACTGCAAAGGTACAGCATCAATAGCAAAAGGATATGCTTTCTCTAGAACGTAGGTAACTGGATTTCTCTGAGTGGTTGACTCTGGACCAACTTCAGTCTTTCTAATCTTAATTGTACAAGCATAGTCATCTCTAAACCTTAGTTTAGTTACCCTATTTTCATCCAATGTTAGTTTACCAGCATTTGCTGGCGTAATTTCTTCACTAAAGATAAAATCATGCCATTGGTTGAAGAATTTTAATGCAGATAGGTTTGCATCTAACATGAAACCCAACTGCAACTCGGTATAGACTCTAGTGTGTGCATAATCTATTTGTCCAAGACCAGTGTAGAGACCAGTTTGTGTACCAGTTGCAGTGTTAACGTTAGGCAACTGTGCCTCATCACACATAAATTCAATCAATTCGTTATCAACTGTAATAGGGCACCCCTCAAACTGCACGACAAAGTTATTACTAAGTGACATTCCACCTAGTTTTGCCATTTTTGCTGCGAAGGTGTTTATTGACACGCTAAATACCTATGTTGGTCCTTCTATATTTATGGCGTACTCTGGATTTTACAAACCTGTAAATCCTGGTAAGTATCGTGGCAATCCAACTAACATCGTTTATAGATCACTCTGGGAACGAAAGTTCATGGTGTTCTGTGATAACAACCCCTCGATAGTAGAGTGGGGGAGCGAGGAAATTATTATTCCATACCGTGCTCCCGATGGTAAAGTGAGACGATACTTCCCAGACTTTTACATTAAAGTAAAAGAAAAAACTGGTAAGTTAACCAAATATATTATCGAGATTAAACCCAAGAAACAAACCAAACCCCCGAATGAGAAAAACAAAAAAACTGCTGCCTATCGTAATGCTGCTCTGACTTACGCAAAGAACCAAACTAAGTGGTCTGCTGCGCGAGAGTATTGTGAAGACAGGCAGATGAACTTCTTAATACTTACCGAAGATCACTTAGGAGTCTAGAACAATGGCAACAGGATTTTCCTCCATTCAGCGTAACGATGTTAACGCTAATCCAGGTTACACAACACTTTTCGAGAGAATATCTACTAAAACAGGTGGTGAAAAGAAATCACTATCTTGGTATAGAAATGCTGTAAAAGCAGAGGCAAGTAGATACAAAAAGAATTTCAACAAATATATCTTAGATGAGAGAAAAGATAGAGTTGGTGTTGCTGCAGAGCAAGATGAAAATGAACTGCGTAGATACACTGTAGCAGGTCACCTTTATATGTTTGAGTATAAGGCAAAAATGAAGTGGTTGCCTTACTATGACAGATTCCCTCTAGTTTATGTCATTAAAGCGGCAGGTAGAGATGAGTTCTGGGGCGCTAACTTACATTATCTGTCACCCAAGAAAAGAATTATTGCTACCAAAAAATTAATGCAAGGTAGAATTGATATACCTAAGAAGTGCTTTCATAAATATCTAAGAGCACATGTAGACGGTTTATTTCTAGATCTTGCTGCCAAAGAGTGGGATACTGCTATCTTACTCCCAACCGAAGATTATGTTAAAGATCTAAATGGCATGGTCTTTCCTGTTGACAAGAAACTTGTATGGGAAGACACTGATGAGAATTTCTACGATAAAATCAGGGCACATAGAGTGATCAAAGGTTACGGCACAAAACAATCTAGGGAGATGGCACAGTAATGTCTGCAGCAGTTGGTGGAGATACACAAAATAGTCTTAATAATTTAGGGGTAGGTGTACATAAAGCATACGCTCCTAATTATGAGGGACTAACTGATGGTCAAACCGTCAAGACACAAGCTCCTGGCGCTATGGGCACAATGGGTGATGTCTACTGGAAGTGGGTTGCATCTACTAAAAAGTGGAATAGTATTAGTAAAACAGAATATGATGAAGCACAATCAGTTGTTACTGTAGGTGCTAGTCTCGGTAATCTTGGTGGTCCAGGTACAATCCCAGCAGAAGGTTCTGGTTCCTTAAGATATCCTAGTAAAGATATTGGTAGTCAAAGTCACTATGCATTGTTTCAGTTTTTTGATTATGCACCACCATTCAGCAAGAGAAATACTAATGAAGTAGGTAGACAACTAGCTCCAGAATCTGTTGGTGCTCAAGGTCCAACGGTTCCTGGTGTTGATCCCACTAAAGCAAAAGGATATGACTACAACCAAGCAAATCAATATACTCCAGCAGGTGAAAACTATAAAACTATTTTGATGTACATGCCTGAAGATATTTCTACAGGTTTCAAAGCAAACTGGGGTGGCAAAGCATTCAGTAATATTGGTGCTGATACATTAAGATCAGCGGGTGCAGAGGGACTACAGAAACTTGCTAATGGCGTTGATGCTATTGGCAATGCTGCTCTAAGACTTCCTACATTAGCAGGTGCTGCAGCGTTGAGAAAGAGTATTCAGGCTATTACAGGTGATGCTATTTCAAATAATGATGTCTTTGGTGGTATCTCTGGAGCAATTCTCAACCCAAATACAGAATTGTTATTTGATAGTATTGATATGAGGAACTTTACTCTCAACTTTAAGATGGTTCCTAGGTTTGCAGATGAAGCAGACACTATCAATGAAATCTGTAAGATTTTTAAAGCATGTATGTTGCCAACAAAAGATCCAGGAAAGGTATTTGGAGCTCAAAACGCAGGTCTTGCTGCTGGTTTTATTGGTGTTCCTAAATTATGTAAGGTACACTTTATGGTAGGCGGAACTGAAAACAAATATCTACCAAAATATAAATTCTGTGCTATCACTGAAGTTAATGTAAGCATGACTCCTGATGGTGTATATGCTACATACAATAATGATGCACCAGTAGCAACATCTCTATCAGTTAGTTTCCAAGAAACAAAACTTGTATATGCTGATGAAATTTTAAATAACACAATCAGATAAGACATGTACTTCTCACTAGTTCCAAACATTGCATACGATGAGAAACCTATTAAGTTTCCGTTCTCGGAATCTGATTATGTCATTGCAAAGAATTTCTTTCGTAGATACAAAATCAATGATGACATCTTCTCTAACGTAGTGTACTTTAAAAAGTATTCTATTGTAGATGGTGAGCGTCCTGATACTGTAGCAGATAAAGCATACGGTGATCCATTTTATGACTGGGTTGTATTGATGACAAACAATCTAGTCAACGCTCAGTTTGACTGGCCTAAAACAAACTAC